CAGTGTCTCCTAAGCAGGCGAGAATGAGAATCATCTCGTCTTTGTTTAGATCAATGTTCATGGGTCATGGTGAAACAAGCGTGGCCAATCTGATATCGTAATGCTTTTATTTTGTGGGTCAATCAGGTGAGGGTTGTGAACTTGAGAGCAGTTAAAGATAGTTTAGTCATTAGTCTGCACCTCGGCTTGCCGCTTAAACGGACTCAGGATTAATTCAGTTCAGACAACCCTGTGATTAATTTGTGTTCCATCTGGAGCGATCAGCACGACATGGCCTGTGATGCGATCAAAAGCGCGTTGCGCTGCCGCTTCTGTTTTGTGCCTTGAAAGCACACGGTCCGGCGTTGGGCCGTATTGAGTCCAGCCCGTGCCTTTTCTGATGATTTGATATGTCATGAGTTGGCATCCGCAATGGCTTCGGCTTCGGTCTGGAACGGACCGATGGCATCACCGTCAGCAAGGCAGCCGGGGAAACAAGGCTGCCAATAGAAACCGACGAGAGCCGGAAGGTCTTCTTCTAAAAGTCCTCCGTCCGGTGTGAAATCAGACTGGGAAACGTAAAACAAGCCATCAGCACCTTTGCAGCGCTGGAACGACTCAAGGTCGTAGCGGAAAGTTTCGAACGATCCGAACGGTTCGGATCCGTCGTCTGGTGTGAATTGATGAAAGCTCATTGCTCGCTGCGCTCGCAATTCGCGAGCGTGGTATTTGTACCCCATCACAATAGCACCACAGATTCCGTTATGGCTATGGGGTTGCGGAATCGGTGTGGTGTCTGTATTGTACTGGGGTAATCGATTCTATCGACCATGGCACAGTTCACAAAGACCGAAACCAAGGAAGCTCAGACCTACCTGCGAGAGATTCTTCAGCCTGGGGCGACTGTTTACACCGATCTTCGCCACTGCTCTGCCAGTGGCATGACGCGGTGGCTGGATCTCTACTACGTCGAAGATGGCAGGATCCGCAACATTACTTATCTGGCTTGCAAGGCTGGGGCAATGTCTTGGTGTTCCCGTCGCGATGCAATGAAAATCGGCGGTTGCGGGATGGATATGGGATTTGCAGCTGTCTACGAACTCGGCTACAGCCTGTGGCCGGATGGAACGTCAGAACCTCACGGCACTCGCAACGGGGAGCCGGATAGCAATGGCGGTTATGCACTGAAGCATCAGTGGCTGTAATGCTCAAGGGTGCCTAACGGCACCCTTTCACACTACAATTCGGGCAGATTATGAGTATGCCTGTGCCAGAATTGCGCGGAAAAGGTGCCGGTTTGCCTAACGATTCTTCCGTAAAAAGTGTCGGGAACGACGAGAGTAAACGGTGGAGAGGAGGCAGAGGTGGCGCCCAAAGAGTAGAAGAGCGTGTGAATGCTTGCTATGCCTACATTTTGGAGGGAGGGACGCGCAGACAGATCACTGAAAGGCTTTCGTCTAGGTTCGGAACCTCTGTCAGAACCGCAGACGATGACTACACAAAGGCAATGACTTTGCTAAAAACGGAGCAAATAGCCACAAGAGAAGATTTATTGAACCAAATTCAGGCTTTAAGGTTAGCCGCAGTCAGAAAAGCGCTTGCAAAAAATCAATTGCAAACCGTTTCAATGCTCTTAAAAGACATGGGAGCCGTAATTGGCGAAGTTCAGCCTGAGACACTGGCTTTAGAAGCGCCAAACCTTACAATCAAGGTCGAAAAACCGGCTGAGTAGTTAATAAAAAAGCCACCTAATCGGTGGCTTTTGGCTTAATCGTAAGGAACAAAGTTTGATTCCGAATCTAGTAGCTCTCGCAGCGTCAAAACGCCACTAAAGTCACCGTCGTAATCTGCGGTGTGATCCTCAACAACCTCTAATCCGGCATCTTCGATTGGATCGGTGCCGAGACTTGACTTTAGGTTAATAGCCTGGCCCGCAGCATCGACACACATAAACACCCTAGTTTTGAACATTTTTTAAAAAATTGAATAAAGTTTGCAATAATAGAGATCGGTCATTAATGACCGATCATAGCGATAATTAGTGTTGTCAGTCTGCTTCGTTAGGCGAAGTCCGACCTAACTTAAGCGCCAATGCATGAATTCTCCCAGCGTCAGCATAATAAGCGCTGGCGCTATTATCATTCATAAATTTAGCGAACTTAAGTCTGTCTTCCACATAATTAGAAAGAGCTGACATAACTAACATCTTTTCATGTGATGTTAACTCAGCTGTGAAAGTGTAGACACTTTCTTTCACTGAGCTTGCAACTTCAGAGTTGATCATTGTGTTGAGTTGTCAAGGTAAAATAACAAGAATAAAGGATGAATCCTTTCCCCTTGTAGACACCTATCCTACACCATAGGAGAGCACATTACAGGCATCAATTGATACAACGTAACATAATATACACTGCGCTGCTGCTGATTATCATTCTCAATAGTTCAGCACACTGTGAACATTTTATACATAGTGCAGGTGTACTACTAGGGGGTATAGTGTAATTGATTATCATTCTCAACAGGGGGCAGGGAACCTATACATACAGGGCAAAACAAGCTCCACTGTAGCACAGGGGGTAGGGGTTGAATCTGCCTGGAACGCAAACCACTTGCCGAAAAAATCCGCACCCCCTATAGTTCTACTGTGCTAACCCTCAGTATGTTATTCGCCCTCGTTATTGCAGCCAGCCCATTGCCTCGAACGTCATCGCTTTGCCCAGTCGGCTATTACCCAATTAGCGGATATTGCGTACCCCACGCCCGCACAACCCGCCGCGCCCTCCCTCGCACCACCCCCATCTGCCCACCAAACACAACCCCCCAACTCACCTACTGCCTGGAGCGCCCTAACTAATGGGATACCGCCGCTGCTGGAACGCACCTCGTCAACGAACACCAGAAGGAGAGAGGGAAAAGTTGTATTACACGCTTTTTATTGGAGGATTTGTGTCATATGGCTTTTGCTGGTTAGTTTTAGCCTGGTACATGCTTACTGAAGACACGGATGCCAACAGCAACAGCACAAGATGAGCTAACGCTGCGCTGGGCACAGGGCGAAGTATTCAATTCAGACGACCGCTTCCGAGTCCTCGTTGCAGGCCGCCGCTTCGGCAAGTCCTACCTCTCCTGCATCGAACTTCTGCGTGGAGCGATCAACAAACCGGGCGAAGTCTTCTTTTACTGCGCCCCGACGTACCGCATGGCGAAGGACATCGCCTGGAAAACGCTCAAATCCCTTGTTCCCAAGCAGTGGCTGAAAACTAAGAACGAATCCGACCTGAAGCTGGAGCTAATCAACGGCTCACTAATCGAGCTAAAGGGCACTGAAAACGCCATGGCCCTTCGAGGCCGCTCATTATCCGGCGTCGTCCTCGACGAAGCGGCCTTCATGGATTCAGGCGTCTGGTTCGAAGTATTACGCCCCGCCCTCGCGGACAAACAGGGCTGGGCACTCTTCATTTCTACCCCCGAAGGCACCGCCTCATGGTTTTTTGACCTGTATCAGTTCGCTGGAGAGGAAGACAACGACTGGAAGCGCTGGAGCTTCACAACAATCCAAGGCGGCAACGTCCCAAAAGAGGAGGTTGAAGCCGCCCGCGCCCAATTAGATCCTCGAACGTTCCGCCAAGAATTCGAAGCCAGCTTCGAAAACCTTTCCGGCCTTGTGGCCATCAACTTCAGCGAAGAAAACATCAGCAAGGAAGCCGAAGACATCCCCAAACTCCCGCTCTGGGTCGGCCTGGACTTCAATGTGGACAACATGAGCGCAGTTTGCGGCGTCCGTGTGGGCGACGAACTCCACATTTTCAAAGAAATTTTGATGGTCAACGCAACGACCTGGGACATGGCCGACGAACTAATCCACCACTTCGGACTGGATCGACGAATTGATGTTTGCCCCGACCCAACGGGAGCCGCCCGGAAGACTGCAGGTGTCGGATTAACGGATCACGCCATTCTTCGGAAAGCGGGCTTAAAGGTTTCAACACCTCGCAGTCCATGGAAAATCCGCGACAAGGTGAACTGTGTGAACACAGCCATCTTGGATGGAACGGGAGAGCGTCGCTTAAAGATCCACCCAACATGCCGCGAAACAATCAAATCGCTTCGAACGCTGGTTTACGACGACAACGGCTTACCAAACAAAAAACTCGGAGTGGATCACATGTTTGATGCACTTGGATACCTGTGCCTACAGAAGTTCAACCTCAACAAACACGGTAAAGTGGGATCAACAACTTATAGAGTGTGGTAGATAGTGGTTTACCCGTCCTACAACGTAGTCAAGGCTGACGGATGGGCAGGCAACGCCGCGTATTACACGACCGGTCCAAGCGACACGCCCTTCGTCCGCGACGGTGCAGTCCACGCCATGACACCGGACTGGAACGTAATGGCAGCCGTGACGAATGGCTCCGACTTCATGAAGGAGTTGCATGACAGATACCTCCCACAAGAACCGCGTGAAGACGACGACGCTTACGCCGCCCGCATCGGTC